CAATAATCTTCTAACATATTCATATAGTTTCTATCATCTCTAATCTCACCAGTATTGGCATCATAGACAAGTTTATTTCTATAACGTGCCATTACATCTCTTAAATATTGTTCTGCTTTGATCTTAGGTAAATTACCTACATCAATATAAAATATTCTTCTTTCAGGTGCTCTGGCGATACGATAGATTACCATAGCATCTTCAATCATTCTTAATTGATTAACTGATTTAATTGCTTTATGTAAATAAGATAAAATTAAATTTCTATTTTGATCTATTAGTCCTGAAGATGTGTAAGAAATTGTATCTGGAGCAATTCTAATACCAGAACCAGAAGTAGCACCAGAAACACCTCTTTCATTAAACATATAATATTCTTCATATTCACTTATAATATCTAATGTAACTTGCTGTCTTTGTTTTCTAACTTCTCTTACTTTTTTAATTTTTCTAGGATCAATGTATTTTAATTCTACAATACCATTTCTAGGATTTTCTCTATCAATAACTTTTTGATAAAACATACGGCCATCTACATACCATCTTCTAAAGATGTCGTGGCCTTTTGTATTAAAATCCATCAAACGTAATATAGTTTTAAATTCATCTTCTATTTTTCTTCTAATCTCTACACCAAAAGGTAAAGATGTTAAATTTACGTTAACCGAATCTCTATTTTCATTTACAACAATTGCTTCATTAACTATATCATCTATAGCTGTATCACATTCTGGATGTAATGAAATTTCTCTATATCTTCTAACTAGGTCAGCTTCGTTCTTTGCTGTACCCTCTAAATCTAAGTATTGCCCAAAATAACCTCCAACAGCAGAAACGGTTGTTGCTCCGTCATCAGCAACTGGAATGCTAAAACTTTGTTTGGGATCTTGTTCTTGTTTTTTTCTTGTGATTGAAAATCCAAATAGATCGGCCATAATTTATATCCTTTTTACATCAACTGTGTTTTTGAGAAGTGTTTGATGTTGTTGTTTCATAATATTATTTATAAGTCTAAAAAGAGCCGCTTTTAGGCGGCTCTTCTTAATATTAACTACTAAGTTGTAGTATTTGTTTCAAAGAATTGATAAGCAAATGTTACTGAAAATTCTTCAATAGCATCAACTGTATCATAACTTAAAGCAATTTCACCAACTGTTGTTGGAAATAAACTTCTTAAAGTATAAGACTTAACAGTATTACCATTTCTGTCTAGTTGATCTACGAAAGCGTCAACTTGATAATCAGCAGGATTTGTTAATCCTTCGTTATCCGACATATTGTTAATACCATTTTGCCATCTTTCAAAAGCATTTCTAACTTTGAAGTTAGTATCATTTATAACTGTAACACTCCAATCAGCAAAAGTTCTATCTCCAGCTATTTTAATAGATCGGCCTCGAAATTTAATATCGACCGTACCTAATGTCATAGCAGGAATTGTAGTAGCTTTGCAAAGGAATGCTAGTTCTTCTATTTCTCCACCAACTTGAGCGTAACCAGGAAAAGGCATTGTTACCTTAAACTGATTGGCACGAGCGCCACCGCCAGCAAGTTTAGCTTTGAAGTCTGTAATGTTAGCCATTTTTTATTCTCCTATTCTAAAATTACCCAGCGATTTCTTCAAAAGAAACACCAGTTCTGGTTGCTATAAACGTTAATGTAATAAAGTTGATACTTCTAGCAGGTTTAACATATATTTCTGCTACAAATTCATTTCTATCAATTACGTCGCCTGTATTATTTGTTTCATCACACACTACTAAAAAGTCTGTGATACCACGTCTACCTTGTACCTCTCGTAAGAATGGTTCAACGATATTTCTAAAGTTTGCTCTAGTAAACTCGTCGTTAAATTCAAACAATTGGAATTTAGAAGCCGTAGAGATTGCTTTTTCTAAAGTGATAAACAATCTTCGTACATTTATTCTATCAAATGCAGATGGAGCACTTAATCCTGTTTTATCTCCAAACAGTACAGTACCTTGTCCAGGAAAAGTTACTACTGGATTGATTCTGCTTCTGTATAGATCGTCTCTTTGTGTCTTATTAGGATTGTATGCTAATTTAACTGCGCCTCTTACATTACCACGGTTAAAACCGGCTGGTGAATACCAAGAGTCAGCAATTAGATCAGTTCTAGCCGCTAAGCCAGCCATATCGCCATTTAATGGAACGTATCTGTAAACATCACTGTATCTATCGTATTGATATTTGTATCCACTATCGAACATCACATAAGAAGATGAACGAATGCTTGAATAAGCATCAATAACGTTTAGAGTTTGTGTGTTAGCAGAAGCAACATTAACAACGTCTGCTCTCTCTGGAGATACAAACGCTATAGCGTCTTTTCTATTTTCTGCAATTGTAATTAGATTATCAATATGAGTCGCTGAACACGTACCGCCAATGATTAATCCAATATCTACTGTTTCAGCATCTTGGAATTTTTCATAAGCAGTTTTTCTTTGACCCACTGTTACTGTTGAACCGTCTGAACCACCTGATAGTGATTCTAAAGTTGGAACAGTTACAGCTGTAAATGTAGTGCCTGAAGCATTTGAGCCCCAGTTTGAACCACTTGAATTGTGATCCATCCAATAAACATATTTTGATTTATTGTATAGTACATCTACGTAATAATTTGAATCTCCTTGAGGTGATTTAGCGTCAGCAGCTTTTGATGCTGAGTCAAATACTTCTAGGATTGTTCCAGCAGTACCAGAAATACCACCATCTTCGTCAATAACGATAATGTGAATTTCGTCATTAACACCACTTCTATCAGAAGCGTAAGGTGATGTACCTGGAGCGCCAGCTACTTGATCGTAATATCTCCAATAACGTTTTACATTAGCACCATTTGTTAATGCTACTTGTAATCCGCCTTGGCCTGAGTCAGCTCTTACTAAAGTAACAAGTAAAGAAGCTATAACAGTTACTCTATATTTGTAACCATCATAATCTGTTCCACCAGCTGTAGTAGAAAACTCTAATATGTCTCCTACATTAATACCTGCCACTGATGTTAAAGTTACTGTAGTATCGGCTACGTCTGCTGAAGCGTCATTAACTGTTGTTACTGTCGCCGAATATGCTGTAGCACTTGGACAAGTTGATACTAATAAATTGTTACCATAAGAACCGGCTTCTCTAGCAGCAAAAGTTCCGATAGAAGCTGATCCTGTAGAATAGTTGTCTTGGTAGTCTTGTGTGTTTTTTATTAAAATACCACTCGTATTTGAGGTAGCGTTTAATAATCCTGTGTTAGTTGCTCGTACTACTCTTAAAGCATTAGAGTATTGTAGAAAGTTTGCTGCACTGAACCAATCTTCAAAGTTAGTTGAATTTGGTTTGCCAAACGTATCTACTAATTCTTGCTCGCTAGAAACCGTTACGATTTCGTCAAGTGGACCTTTAGAGAATTGAACTGCTATAGCGCCTACCGAAGTAGATACAGCAGGAATAATTCTTGTTAAGTCTCTTTCCTGTACGAGAACACCTGGTGATACTTGAAATGCCATTAGGTTTTCTCCTTTTTTAATTAGCTAATTTTAACATATGTTATTCAAAACTCGTATTATTCATACGCCCATAATCAAAGTTAATCATCTACAATCTATTTATAATACACTGGTTTTGTACTTTTTTATACTAACTTTCGCCTTTTCTTACTACAGGATGCCACGTTTCTCCATACTCATCTTTAAATGGTTGAGTATCTTCAGTAGATAAGCCATCATCTATAAAACCAAAAGGGGCCATATCCTGTTCAATTATATTAGACTGTTCTTCATATAATTTGGAACGAACATCAGAATTACTTAATTCTTTAAAGTATGTTTGATTTGATAACCAGCCAAATATAATAAGACAAGTCATTAGATCGTCATTACATCCTTCTTCTGCCATCCAAGAGTTATGTCGTCTAGCAAAGGTAGACATTTCTTCTATTATGTTAAAGTCATTTACAATTAGTTTATCAGATTCAATAATAGTTTTTAAATTAGAACAACCTATTTTTTTAATTTGTTTAGTCATACGAACACCTAACTGACTACCACGGCCACTGAAACCTGTACCTAAAACTTGGCCAGCTCTACCTCTTTGTGTAGTCATTAATACATTGTCATATTCTAAATCATAATGAACAGCATCAGATATTTGTCCACCCAAATCATTTACTTCTACTAATATGTGGGCTCTATTAAAGGCCTTACAAGTTTGTTCTATAATATTAGGAAACACTAAAGGTTTAATTTCGTTGTTACGATATTTGGCCACAACTTTATATGGCATTTGAGTTACATCAAATATAACAAACGCTGAATAATCTTTTGTAATACCTCTCGCTACGTCAACAGTACAAACATATATTTTTTCTTTATCTGGCCTTTCAAATATATCTAAACCTCCTTGTGATTGCAATGGTCTCACATAAGGTATGACTTTGATTTTAGATGGTG